CGACTCAATCGCTGTTATCGCATCTATCTATGGGGCGTCGAAAGGCGAACAGGCTATCGAATTCTGGCAGAAGGCGGAAAGTCCGAGCATCAATAAGTTCTTGCAATGGGTCGCTAGGGGTAGGCCGACACTAACACCGATGGCGCCAGGGAAGGGTACAGCCGTTAAGTACGGCGGTCCAACAGAACAGCAGTTCTCACCACCCAACCGGTTAACGCCACGCAAGCCGGGATGGACGGCACCTGAACCGGAAGCACCTACGCCATTTCCAAAAGGCAAAGGAACAAATACGAAGTACGGCGGTCCCACCGAACCGGAGTACAGCGGTTCGTCCGAGCCGGTCAAACGGATCTTTGGCAAGCCCGCCCGCAAGCTCGGACCGATGTCGCCCGAAGCGCCGCCTGAACCGGTCGTTCCGAAAGCGCCGAAGCCTTTTAAGAAGGGGCCGGGACGGAATATGCCGAAGTACGGAGGGCCGACCGAACCGGAGTACGGACCGGCGCCGTCGCGTGTCGTGAAACAAGCAGGGGTAAGGCCGCAACCGCCTGTCGCGGAAGAAGGTGGGGAAGCGGTTACACCTTCCGGAACGGCTTCCGGAACGTCCGGAACGTCCGGAACGTCCACCGCCCGTTACAAAACAACCGAACCGCAGCCGCAAGCGGGCTTCAGTTCACGCGAACTCAACCCCGGCAAGGTCATCAACACACAGGCCGAAGCGAAGAACCTGGCGTTCGCCGAGCGTTTCAAATCGGTCGGGATGACTCCGGAGCGTATTCAGAATATGACCGAATCGGAATACGAGCAGTACCGGTTGGCGCTGAACGCGGAACGGAAGGCGGCTGGGCTATCGCAGTTTGAGAAGCCGCGTCCCGGAGTGAACCGGCGCTCGTTCGCGGAGCTGAAGGCGGATATCAGTCGCGCGATGAAAGGAACTCAGTAACCTAACCTATCTTTGGGCGTCATCATGACTAGATTAAGTAAACAAGAGTGTATTGTAGTCCAAAAGGTAGCAGAAGCTAAATCTAATAAAGTGATCGCTTATGAAATGAAACTTGCTCCGGGAACTGTTAAACAATACTTACATCGTATCTTTGCTAAACTCCATCTGACTAATAGGACTGAAGTAGCTCTTTGGGCTGCTGGTTTGAAAGGATCTTCAGATGTTCCCACCCGCCCGTAGGTGGATACCCGTATGAACCCCCAATCCATTTTAGTAATTGTTCTTCAAAGCCTGACTCTGATAACGGTAATTTACTCAGCGTTTCGAGTTGTCAACCGAAACGTCGAAGAGTGGCGCCAGCGTGAAGAAAGACTCACCATGATTGAGCGACAGGTTCAGGAGTTTGCCAAATCCAACGTGGTTATTACCAAAGTGGAAACCAAACTAGAGGAACTGACAACAGAAATCATGCGTGTCAGGGATAGGCTGGATACGTTCTTAGATCGAAGGGTTCAATAATTCACTCCAGATCGAACGCAATCAGCTTGCAACTCAGGAACGGCTCCCCTTCCGTATACGCCGCGTTGATCGTTTCCGCGCTCACGCCGGCCGCGAGCAGCTTCTCCTTCGACAAGGTTTTTCGCGTCGCGTACCCGTTATACTGGAACCCTGTCATCCCGTGCTTGATGCCGTCCGTGAGATCGAACGCCTCGCAGATCGCCGCTAGCGTTTCCCGAATCTCTTTCTCGCGGTCCTCCAGTTCGGAAAGCCGCGCTTTGAGCTTGACGCCTTCCTTCATGAGTTTGACAGCGTTCTGCATCGTCTCCGTATCAGGTATTACGGAGGCGAGCGGGAGTTTCGAGTTGCCGGCGGAGCGCAGGCGCGTTCCGGTCGTCCGGTTCGGTTCTTCGTTTTGATCTTTCATTGTAGTTACTCCTTCGCCTTCCAGCGTTCTAAAATCTCGCAGTCCGCGCGGATCGGGACGCGCCATAGCCGCTCGCCGGTGGATCGGTCGTTCATAACCGACTCGAAGATCGATACGATCTCGGTACCGACCGCCTCCGCATACTCTTCATCGACTTCGGCGATCACCTGATCGTGTATGGACAGCAGACCTTCACAGTGCATTGCGCCTTCCCTACATCGCTCAAACGATCCTTCGCACTCGACCATCGCGAGCTTCGTTTGTTCCGCGTTTGAACTTGTAACCGGGAAGTTCTGCGCCTCGCGCAGTCCCTCAGATACCTTCCATGGGAGCGAACTCATTACCTGCGGAATGTACCGTACCCTTCCCCAGGGGTTCCAAACAAAATGGTATCTTCTTGCTCTGTAATACTGCATATCGAAGTACGGCTGCACCTCCGGGTAGGCGGCGTGCCAGCGCGTGATGAACTTGTCGCACCAGTCTTCGGTAAGCCACTCCGGAGGCGTCATCGCCGCCGACCAGTAATCCGATACGAGCTGCGCGTGCAGGCCCTTGCCGGTAGTACCGTTCTGAATACCGAAGTTAGTACGTTTCGCCGGCAACCGATGCTTGTACTTATCTACTTTCGCCGGATCGGAGATGCCGAACGACTCCATCGCGGTGTTCAGGTGAATGTCGCCGTCCGCATCGTAAACACGAATCATGGAACGGGCGTTCGCCAAGTGCGCCAGGTCGCGGATCTCCATCTGGGAGAAGTCTACCGATACGAGGCGTGTACCGGGAGAAGCTACGAAGGCAGCGCGGATGCGGGCGCCGAGGTCGGAGCGGATAGGTATTTGCTGGAGGTTCGGCCGACGGGACGATAGGCGACCTGTGATCGCGCGGGTCGTGGCGAACGTCGTATGCAGCCTCCACGTAGCCTCTACGTGCGGGAGTTCGCATATTGAACAGCAGGACGAACGCGGATGCAGCCGCGCGAGCTTCGGTAAAGATTCACAGAAAGCGCTTCGTAACTTCGCCCGCTCCCGGTACTGAATCACGAGCGGTATTACCGGATGCTGGTCGCGCACGAGGTCGAGGTTCTTCCGTCCGGTCGATACCTTGCCGGAAGCGGTAGACTTGAGCTTCTGGTTACGTCCTACGTCCAGGAGATCGAATACGAGCGTGCGGATCTGGTCGGCCGATGCCGCGTTGAACTCTATCGTTTCATCCGCTTCCTCCGCTTCCGAGTCTATTCGCGCGGCAGACGCTACGAACTGGTTGAGCGCGTGCGAGGGAACGTAACTGAAGATATCCTTTTCAAGCGCCTTCGCTTCGTGGTCGAACTGCGCGGAGAGTTCCCGGAGGTAGGGAATATCAATGGCGATTCCGATCCGCGAGTAACGGTTGAGCGCGGGCAGGATCGCGCAGTCGAGCCGGCGGACGTTCTCAAGGTTCGGAGCGCCGGGAAGCGTGATGCCGCCGTACAGACTCATTTACTTACCTTCACAGTTGGCTTCGAGTTCGTCGAGCGTCCGGTACGGCGGGTCACACGGCGGCTCGACATAAAACGGTATCTTTCGGGTACGAAGGAACGCTTCGATCCCTTTGAGCTGATTGCTGGTGGCTTCGACGCCAATCTCTATAATGGAAGTGGCTTTCATAAGTCACTCTCATCGTAGTCCGGTTCCGGTAACTCCGCGTCGAACTCGTCCACGCTCAAAACGATCCGATCACCTTTGACAAATTCCACGTACCACGATTTCACCTTTAGTCCGGATTCTCCGTGATCGACCTTGCCGGGGTCGTCCCGCAGCCACGCTTCGATCATTTTCAGGTCGGTCATGTCTATATCGGCGTAATCGTAAATCTCTTTCCAGTCGGCCGCTTCCAGCTTGATCTCGACCGTTCCGTCGTAGTACTCAATGTAATCGTAAGAGGGAAGCGCGCAACTACCGGCTCCGCTCGGATAGTCGCCCGGATCGCTCCAACGGTCGATCACGGGTGTCAGTGAGTTATTTATGACTTTCATATATCCCTATCTCCTTCGTATATTTTGAACGACTCTCCCCTTCGCCTTTCTAGTTCGACCGCGACCCGTCCCGTCCAGTCGGCATCGCCAACCGCATACGCGACCGCCTGTTCCATCGAACAGTTACCTATTCCCAGGATCGGGTACGGTCCGATCCGGCCTTCGATATGAGCAACCATCCACTCGTTCGTTTCGTCATGCCAGAAGGCGGCGAGGCGCGGTTCCTTCTCGTCTCCCCAAGGGTTGTATTCGGAAGTCTCGCTCGCGTTCTTCAGCAAGCGCCGCAGGAGCGATTCGAGTTTGCCTCTCCGAGCTATCTCACGTACCTTCGTTTTAAGCTGCACGCGGTCTACGAACGTGAGGTCCCGTTCGGCAATCTCTACCGCCTCCAGCATCCAGGCGTTCAAAGCACGAATCGAAGCCGGCCATACGGTTTCCTGATAACTGGTCATGGTATGGCGGAACAGGCGGTAGACGAGCGGTTTCAGCCCTTGAGGGAGGTTGCCGAGCGCGAACGATTCCTGCATCGTGTCGCGATAGGAGCGGACGCGGATGCCGAGTTTGCGGAGGACTTCAAGATCGTAGGCGGCGTTGTGAAGGATTACTTCTTTTGTTTCCTGCACCAATCGCCGTAAGTGGTATAACGATTCCTGGTCGCTAACGCGAACGAGGCGACCCATTCCAGGTGTTTGACTGTATTGTACAGACCAAGGCTTACCTGCATGACTTTCCGTATCGACACCGAGGGTTCGGCACGTTCCAATGTCAAATACAACATCCACTGCTTCGGCAAACGTATAGTCATTTGGTTCCTCGACGGGATCGTCCGTCCATCGGTTATCCGCGATAATCGCTTTCAGTCCCTTCCAGTCGTCAATACAAATGGTCATCCAGCGGGACTCGTGCAGTCCGATCGCCGGATGAAACATCGGTATTAACCAACCGCTCCAACCGAACAGCTTCCCTACTTTGCTCGTTGGCTGCGGTATCCCGTGATGCAGATCGAGTTTGATACCGGGAACCAGCGCGCAGGCGCTCGCCCCGCACAAGATAATGAACTCCGGATTTGTCCGCTCGATCTCATCCGGTATATGGAACGGCGCGCATTCGGCTATTTCCTTATCGGTCGGCTTCTTATTCGAAGCATTCCCGCAAAGGACCGTATTGCAGACGCGAACCTCGGAACGGTCGAGTCCGGCGAGCGGCAGGTACAATTCGTCTAATTCCTGACCGGTCTTACCGCAGGCGACGCGGCCCCGCCGGTTCTCATCCTGCCCCGGCCGCTCCAGAATAATAAGGCAGGAGGCCGGACGCGGACCGTCGCCGCCCACGGCTTTAAATTGACGCGGACAGTATGGACAACAATCTACGAACACCGTTTCTTCCTCTATTGATCATACTTATGATGGCAGTCACTACACATACGAGCGTAATCGTTTACGTCGTGATAGTTTCCATTCAGATTGGCCCATTCGTACCGCTTATTTTTATCTTCGGTACCGCACTGAGAACACTTTGATAGCTGACCAAACTTTTTGTCGGGAAAGAAATCTTTCATTTCAGCGGGGTGCCGGTTCAGCCAGCGCATATGCCGCTCCCGCTCATGCGCTTCGACGAGCGCCGTCGCCTCCATGGCTGAGTCCGCCTCGAACTGAAGGAAGCAGAAGCGGCAAGTAGTCTGGAATCGTTCATGCAGGTGCATTCAGGATGTTCCTCGCAACCATGAGACAATCTCATACGCGGTGTCTTTTCCAAAGTGTTTCGAGTTACCTTTCCGATCCGTCCATACGACGCTTCGCCATTCGGCCTGATCGGCGAGACACATTTCGGCAGGGGATCTAAAATGCTTCCCTACGTCCCAGGATTTTGCATCGATACCCGGTATCTGTGCCGCTACGAGCGTAACGGCGTTCGGTTCTCCCTGGTGTAGCGTAACCGCGCCTCTCCTCTGCGCCGCCGGGTCGTTGCTGAATAACACATCATGCGAACGATGTAATTCATAATCCTTCTGCCACCAGTGGTACCGCGAGGCGTACAGCGCAGCGGTTTCAGCCACCGACCCGGTCCGCCACACGTAAACGCCACCCATCTCGCATTGCGAATACAGGTACGAATCGACCTGCCGATACGAGATCCCCGATCCGCGGTGGTAAAGCGTCTGCCACCCGCCGCCCGATCCCCGTCCGTTCGGCACGATGATCTCGCCGTGCTCGCCAGGGCGCCATAGTCCCTCGACCACCAGTTCAACACGGTCGTACAGTCCGTACATTCCCTTGAGCTGATGTCCGGACAGCCTCCGATCCTGCATCGAGGCGATCAGGTCGGTAATGCGTTTGCGCTCGTAACCGATCAGCCAGCCGTTCGAGGATTGGATTACGAGGTCGCCGAAGTCCAACCGGACGGTTGATATTGGTAATCCGTACTGTTCAAGATGCATGGAAATGGACGTATCTTCCCGATCGTCGAGCAGAATACTCACGGCTTCAGCTTCTCCATTGCGGCACGGATGGCCGCAGTGTACTGGTTACGGATTTCACACGCCGCATACACAGCAGATTGACACCACCCATCGGCGCATCCATCACACCCTCCATCACCAGCAGGAATACGGGGTAGGTGAACAAATTTGTCGCCAACACGGATGCACTCTTCCAACGCTTCCCGCACGGTAAACTGGATGGCATCGGCAATGGCTCTACACATAGGGCTAAAAATCAGATCCTCACAATTGTAGTCCGATAGCAACTCTCGTGCTCTCCGCTCGTACTCGGCTCTATCTTTCATCGTCCCTATCCCTTACCGTATCCCGGCGGCCGCACGATCCGGCTTTCCTCCACCTTTCGCTGTTCCCGCCATTTCATTTCCTGTTCGGCGCGTTCGACCCGCGCGTCTTCAACCACTCGTTGTAACATTGTGTTGAACGAGGCGGACCGCTTCGCCGGATCGCGCCGGCCGAACAGCTTCGCCTCGAACAACACGCAGAACGAGACACAGTTGGAAATCACGTTTCGCGGAATGTTCATTCCCTGCGCGTGCGTTACCTCCATGAGCAAGGCGTCCTCGAATTGAGATGCGGTAACGCGGTTGCGTGTAGTTACCAATTCTGGTTTTGTTTTCGCCATTCGATTTCAGCCTCCATCCAGGGTTCCTTCACAATCGCTCGTTCCGCCGGGTTACTCGACAACCGGAACTCATCCCACTTACGAACCGCCTCGTACTCGCTGATCGTAATGGATTTGCCGAAGTGCTCGGCCCATTGAGCGTAACTGAGCTGTCCGCCGGTCGAACCGATCCCCGCCGAACGGCTCCAATCCGGGTTCAGCATGAACAAACCGTACTGATACATGCTGAAATGAGCGCTGTAATCGAATCCCTTCGGTTCTACCTGCTTACCGTTCCACTCCGGAGCGAGATACCGGAGGTACGGTTCGCGCAGGAAGGCGGTTCCGCCACACGTATTCAGGCCGTTGTAGAGGTGAACGAGGCGGCGGTCCGGCGTGCGACCCTCCGCGACGTACTGTTCGGGAATCGTCTCGTGATAACAGCAGCAGCCGGCGATTCGATCCTTCAACAGTTTATCGCGTTCGTACTCTACTTCGTCTTCTTCAGATGTTAGATATTCCGGGTTTCCGAAGTGGCGATACGCTTGCTTCGCGTATTCGCAGAACAGGAAGGCGTCCGGCGCCAGGACTACATCGTCCTCCACGTACAGCGCGATCTCCGCACCTATCGCAAACGCTTGGTCGAGCATCCAGCGCGAGGCGGCGTGCGGATTGGAGGGACAGGATTCCAACCAGAACTCGAACGGGACGTCCTGGTTGCGTTCGAATACGCGCTGCGATTCCTTTTGAACATCCGGATACTCGCGCCAGTTCACCGGGAGGCAGACGGCGATCATGTCGGCCCAGCCTGGAGTGTCAGGAGTAACAGCCCATCGCCACGCGCGGGCGATCGCCTCCAGACACAACCTCGTGTGCGAGGGACGGCGGTACGTGGAGACGACTACGACGTTTCGAGCGGTGTTCATTTAGGCATATCCTTCCTCACGATCCACATCGTCCCTTTCTGCTAAAAGACGTGGCCATTCGGTCAGTGATTGTTCACTACCCCAACACAAGGTTGGAGCCTCGTTATACATCCACGAGACTATGTGAAACATCGCGCGAATGTTGTCTTCGTCGGCGCGCGCAAACGCCTCTTTCAAATTGTTGGATACTACCGCTTCGCAGAAACCTCCCATCGGACGGGCGTTCTCTATCCATGCCTGTAAGGTTTCTATCGTACACGGTGGAATCTTTGAGTAATCAATTCTCATTTCATCCTTTCTAGGTTTCAATCCACGCCGCCCGCGCGGCGGCGACATGCTGCGATGATCTCTTCGGCGTTCCATTCGAGAACGGTCGGTTGACGGTACAGAGTGAACTCCGGTCCGTACCAGGCGGAACAGGAGGTATCGACTCCCCACCGCCAGCAGGAGGACTTAGGTAAGAGGCAGAGCGTCGGTACTCCTAGGATTCCGGCAAGGTGAGCGACCGCCGTATCGACCGTTATAACGAAGTCCATCGAGCGGACGTACTCGATCGTGTCCTTCCAGGTAGCCATACGGGATGCTTCGTATTCGAGTCCATCAGGTTGTAGGAAGGCACCGGTGTTGTAGAGATCCTTTTTCTCGGGAGACAACGAATACAATTCGTAATCGTCCAGCCGCTCGATCACCGCCGCCGCTACTTCAACCGGCAGCGACTTCGTTTTGATCGGACTGGCATTCTCTTCCGCCCGCCAGCAAAAACCTATCCGCCGCGGCGGTTTCAATCCGTGTACGGATACGGCAGGTGGCGTAACCGGCGGGATATCGCTCCACGTCCGAACACCGCAGACGCCCGGTAACGATAGGAACGACGTTACGTAATCCCATTCGCCGAACCGGATCTTATCGACTCCGACACGGTACACGTGATCGACGCCAAGCGACTTCCAGTCGAAGGCGTCCGCGAGGTTCGGAAAGATCGTAACTCCTACCTTCGGAACGTACCGTGGTTTCCCGCCTGCAGGTCCGGGACAATGCTTTAGCATAGGAAGGAAACGGAGGTTCATAAAGATATCGCCGTATCCGCCTTCGGCCTGTACCAGGAGCGAGGAGGCTTCTTCTCCCTCCCATAGTTTCGCGGTCGGATCGACCGGCTGCCACGATACGTTGAGGCGTCCTACCTCGTAATACGGCCACCACGCCTCCTCGAAGCGGCCGAGCCGCATGAGCGATTGCGCGTAGCCGAGCGCGGTCGCCTGGAACGGGGCGCCGTGCGTTTCGGCGGTGACGTGCGCGCGCAATAAGTACAATGCCTGTGCGAAGCACTCAAGAGCGACCTGCCACTCGCCAATCGAGGTCCAGATTTGGCCGAGTTGGTGAAATATCGCGCTTTCGGACGACCGTATATGAACGAGATCCATCGCGACGGATCGCGCCTGCTCGTAATAACCCTGCTGCCGCAGCAGGATCACGGCGGCGATTCGTTCCTTGAATTGTTTGTCGGTAATCGTGTTCATAATCGTGTTCATTTCGACAATCCACTCAGCCATTCGGATACGGCTTTCATCAAGCACTGTTCCGAACAGGCGTATTGATAACCCACTGAGGTTTCCTTAAATACCGAAAGGACTATCCCTCCATACAAATTTAGGTGGAAGCAAAACCAGTGGTTCGTTTCGCCTTTTTGGCGACCGCATCGGTCACATGTATAAGTAATGTTCTTCATACTCACTCCCAGTCGGACAGGTCGCTATCCGGCCTCAGTTGCTTTGCGAGGTACTTGAACTCGACCATCTCGCCGGTCAGCAGCTTCTTACCGGACTCGCCCATCAGCGCAGGTGCGTCCTGGCTCATCTTTACATCGACCCAGAAGCCTTCGTCCGCGTTGAACCGCGTCTCGACCAGCGCGTTCGCTTCGTAACCGAGCTGCTTGTAACCGGCCGGTTCGTCCCAGCCGAGCGATACGGAACTCTTACCCGATCCGCTCCACGCTTCCTTCGATTCGGTAGTGAAGACGACGTGCTTCGTCTGGAGCGATTCGAGGAGCGACCGCATCTCGGTATTCGGCGGCTCCCAGGCGACACGCAGCTCGCTGAACCGCATGACCCTTCCGTAATAGGCGGCGACGATCAGTTGATAGAGTGTGTAACCGCTGTCGATCCCTATCGTCTTTACCTCCGGCATGTCCAACAGCGACCAGCAGCCGATCTTGATACGGTCCACGAGCGCGCGGAAGAACGTCTTTGACTCTTCAACGTTCATCATGCTCATGGCCATCGGGTTCTGGTACTTGTAGAATTCGTCTTGGTTCTTTGGCCAGTAAACGGTGCGATGCGGATATAGGTCCTTGATAACCTGCTCGACAGTGGGGCGCGTCTTCCTTTGAAGTGGCACGACCCCGAGTCCCGGAGCGGTCGCCATCAGCCGCGTTTTGCCGGTGCCGGCGCGCCCGAACACGCCGATGAACAGCTTGTCAGGCTCTCCGATTACGAGCGGCTCAAACTCTACCCGTTGCTTTGCGTCTACGATCGTGTTCTTCACTGTATTTCCTCCCACCGATAAACCACCGTAAAAGTCGGCTCTATGTGTACCGGCTTCCCCGTCGTGTTGAGCCACGACGCCACCGTAACCAATAACTTGTTGTCCGGTTCCAAAAGCTGATTCACCATGCGGTCGTACTGCGCTCGCGACTTTGGCTGAAGCTGCGCCACCGCGTCCTGGATATAGAGCATCGTCGTGCCCTGCACCGCCGGATGCGCCGGTCGCTCCACGTCCGAGCACCAGTCGCACCGTCCCGTTGTGGAGGCGCGTGGCGTGCTCTGTAGCCCGAGCAGCACCCCCGCGGTGCTCTCCGCGAGTGTCGCCGGATCTCCTGGTAGTGACTTGATCCACGACACCAGATCCCCATGGATCGATACGACGCGCACCGCGTAGCCAGCCGGTGGCCGGAACGTGATATTCCACGTTGCCACGTCAGAGTATCCCCAGCAGCCGGGGCGTGTGTCGGCCGCGCCGTAGAGATCCGCCGCGAAGTTGCTGCTGGCCGCGAACGGTCCGAGCGCCTGTGCGCACGCCGTCCCCGCCACGAGCAGGGTCATCGCCAGCCTAAGAACAGATAGCTTTTTCATTCCGCAAATCCGCTTCTAATCGCATCGTAGCGATTCGTTTCGATCATTCGTCTACACCCCTCCAGTTCAGAGTCGTCGAACCGGATCAGATATCTCGTGAACTTCGGATCGGGAAACTCGAACAGTGACCAGACGCTCCAGCGGACGTAAGGCGTACCGTAGCCGATCGCTTCGGCCATTCCCTGTTGCGCCCAGGCCCATTTGGAATTGAGCATCTTCGGACCGCTCTCGAACCGCTTGTAACGCCGCGTCTTGCATTCCTCGATAATCCATTCGCCGTTCTCGAACGATAGTCCGTCCGGCGTCATGATCACCGGGTCCGTAAGCTCTCCCGGCTGCCACTTCATGTCAGGGTAAAGCGACGCCCAGAACTCTTCGACCGCCTGTCCGAGCGCCCAGCGTATCGGTAGCTTACCTCGTTCAATTTCCTCTTCCTCGTTCGCGTCCTGCGCCCACGCGGTCACCTTCGATTTCATCGCGATGTACCGGAGTAGTCCGGAAAGATGAAGTCCGGGTGTACGCGCGGGCGGTACGATCCACCTGCCGGAAGAGTCCAGATCGCGTGGTAACTGGACTCTCCGCAGCAGGTCGTCACGCTCTAGCGATACGTCGGTTTCTGAAATGAGCGTGGGCATTGTGGTAAAGGTAAGCTACTTCGCGAAGACAACCTTCCCGTTCTCATCGACCGAGAACAGATCGTTCGCTTCGCCGACCGCGACAACCCAGTCGATATCCTTCAATTGATCCCCGACCGCCTTCTTGAGGTTCGTAGGCACCGGCGGCTTGTGTTGCGCGATGCACAGGAACGCTTCGATCTTCAGTTTATCCACCGAGTCGAGCGTCTTACCCTTCTTCGCAGGGGCGAGCGTGCTGATGATGATCGCTCCGGCTATTTCCTGCGCGTTGTCGCCACTGTCGGACGTTGGAGCGGGGGCGGACGCAGGAGCGGGCGCAGGAGCGGAGGCAGCAGCCGCTTTCCCCTTTCCCTTCGCGGCGGTTCCGGCCTTCCCGCCGCCCTTCTGTTCGTACGGATACTCCTTGATCTCCGTCACCACAAACTTGGTCGGGTCGGTGTCCATGTCCTTCCGCCACTTCTTCTCGGTGACGGTCTGGAAGTAGGCGTACAGCCCGATCATGTCCGGGAAGTAGGAACGCCGGATCAGGTCGTCCCGGAACCCTTTGTCCTTGAGCGAAGCGCAGAACTTCGTCCACTTGCAATCCATGAACTGAAAGCCTTCCTTCGCGCTGTAAACGGTGTCGCCTTCCGAACCGAGGTCGCCACCCATGTCCTCCGGGTCGGTCGCCGGGTCGCCGTTCGGATACTTGCCGGGACGAAGGATCTCCAGCCGGCTCGTGTCCTTGTCCGGGTTCTGGATCTGCAATACAACCTGTTCCGGTTGCGCGGCGCTTCGCAGGCCGTCCGCGTTCTCGTAGCGTTGAATCGTAAGCTCGGCGGCCAGGAAGGGAGGCGATTGCCAGCCAGCCTCGCGTCCGAACTTCGCCTCCTTCATGGGAGGGTACTGAAAGACGATGGCCTTCGCGTCCACGACCTTACCCCAGCCGTCGGCAAAGACTCCTTTGAAATGCATCACGTCGTCGGGATGCGATGATACTCTCGGCATTTAGCTTTTACCTTTCCCTTTCGTTGGTGTTTGGATTTGTTTTTGTTTCCGGTACTCGCGCCAGCGCTTGCGTTGCGCGGCGGCGATCCGGGCGATCCCTTCGGCGGAGAGCACACGCTTCCGCTTCGGCTTCGGTTTAACTTTCTTTGTCATAATACGATCCTCGGCGGCGCCTTCGGTATTTCGTTCACCGTCCACATCCTGAATCCAGGAGGCATGTAACCGCGACCCTCCTGCCCATTTAGTTGAGCGACCGAGTTGTCCAGAATAAACAGTTCCGAGCGATCCGTGTAGGAGCGAACCGCGCGGCCGCGGATCTGAGTTACTTTCTGCGCGGCGTACTGTAATCTGTAACCGGGAATACGGAGACACCGTTCCTTTATAACTCGATTCGTTTCGTTTGGGAAGGGAAACTTTAAGAGTATCTGGTATTCCGCTTCCGTATCGGGGAAGTCGAAACCTTCTTCCACAGAGGGAGTTACAAGAATATTGCGATCATCGCTGTTTCGGAACTGAACCAGTTTGTCCGCAAGTGCCGAACCCGTTTCGTTCCAGATGAATCGCGCAGCGTGACGGCTATACTGCAAAGTTCGTTTGGATCGAGCATAAGAGACAGTGTGGATAATCCCCTTTCGGTCTGTACGTCGATCGATAATGGCATCGGCTTTTTCGATAATCGCTTTGTAGTCTTCATCGGTGCTCCTCCATGAGAGCTTACGGGTAGGGATATGGTATACCGGAGCGTTCGATTGCGGGAACACCGGCGGCCACGCGCGGTAATCGTAATCGCATCCGGCGTCGCCCATCAATAAACGTAGTACGAACGAATTGAGCGATGCGCTCATCAGCAGCACGCGCGGGACGTCGGCGAACAATTGTTTCGTCCATGGCGATACGCGGATCGGCGAGAACGTTACGTGTCCGCGATCATCGAACTGCCATACGAAATTACCGGACATCTTCGAGATTCGCGTCGAGCGGTTCTGTAGATCGTCCGCTTCCTTCCAGCGAACCTCGTGGCGGTACGAGTTCGGTAAGCGTATCTCAATCTTATCCTTAACCGCTTTCGAGCGTTCGATCTGCCCGTTTGCCCAGACGGTCCATTCGTCCCGCGCGGTGGTTTCCATTACACCGGACCGGTCGAATAAGGCGCCCGTCTTTCCTAATTCCCGTTCGTATATCTTGACCGAAGCGAACGATGTGACCTCCGCCTCGCAACGATGCGCTTCGTCGGCTATCAGTAATTCAACCGGCCAGCCTTCGTATTCGAGCGCGCTCGCGTTATGTTTCCTCGCATGTAACCAGTAGGCGTAATTCGTAACGATCAGATCGCTTCCCTTCGCCGCCTCGACCGCGTTCGAGTAATCGCAGCCGTCCGTGTTATAGCGCGAACACTCTTCCTCGTAGCCGCGGTCGCACGTATCGTAATTCGGACACTTGTAATTACCGCGGCCTTTCACGCTGACCATTCCAACCGATTCAAAATCGGCGAGGACCTGTGCCTGGAGCGCCTTCGTCGCCACGAGGTAAACGGTTTTCACCCTCGATAGCTTCGCAAGGGACACGGCGAGGAGCGTCTTACCTATCCCTGTAGGAAGGAGCGCCGCGCTTACCGGAGCGTGACACGCTTCGATCAGCCACTCCAGCGCTTCCCGCTGCGGACCGCGGTACGACGTGAACTTCGCCGGCAGATGCAGATCGCCGGGCGAGAGGGAAGCGAAGATCGAATCGGAGTTCATTCCAGACAATCCTACCCTATAAATTTAGATTTGTAAAGTACGAATGTTAGGAAGCCTTGCGGTGAACACGGGGCGATCGGACCGGCTGCGTTCTCTTCGCTTCGGCCTCGCGCACGAACCGGCCGGTTACAAGCAGCTCGGCCTCGCGCACGAGCTTCGCGATCTCGCTCCAATGATTGAGCACTTCCCGCTGGCCGCAATCACCTCTCCACCACTCCTCGGCCAGGAGCGAGATGAACGACCGCATCGTATCGGGATACGCCGCGCTCTTCAGCGCATCGAACAGGCGCCGCAGCTCCGGTATGGTGCGAACGGTCGTGTGCGAGGTCGCCGCCTGTTCGGTAGCGGCCTGCTTGACGTGTTTCCGCTGGATCGCGGCGGGAGGGGTCGGTTCGGAGGCGGTTTTCGGCGTTTCAGGTCCCTTCTGAGATGCCTCGCGCCGCGATTCCTGGACCGCTGGCGGCGTTTTGCCGCCCTTCCCGGTGGTAGAAGGCACCCTGGTCGGCCTGGAAGCCTTCCTGGATGCTTTACGGTCCGCTTCCTGGTTGGCGATTTCCTGCGCCCGCGGCAATACTTCCTGAACGCGCGTAGGTTCTACGTGCGTCAATAACTCGAAGGCGGTGTCGGCTGCCATCTGCCCTTCCCGGAGCTTCAGCAGGATCGCGTCGTACGCCTCCTGCTCCATCGCTTCCGGTTTGCGCAGGATCTTTTCGTGCTGCCGAACCGTGGCTTCGCTCACGCCGAGGTACTTCGCAAGGTGTTTCGTATCCGTCGCCTCGCTCCAGCCGTTCCATTCGCGTAGCGTTTTGCAGAGGTAAGCGAACTGGAGCGCGGTAAGGGAGCGTCGTTTGATATTGGCGTGGACGGCGGCGGCCAGCGTATCGCCGCCTGCATAAACGATACAGTCGAGCGGTTGCCATAGCAAACGAGCTGCCAGCGCGCGGCGGCGGCCGTCGATCACCCGGTACTGCGCCGTACCTGGCATCGGTTCTACGATCGCCGGTACCAACTGGCCGATCTCTTTAATCGATTGTGCGAGGGATTCGATCTTTCGTTTTTCGTTTGTCGGTTCCGGTCCGGGGCGCGCGTCGGATACCTCCGGCACGATCAGGTCCTCGGGTCGTATCCGCAGGATGTTGCTTACCGGAGCGGGAGCGAGCGGTTCGTTTTCTCGTACGTCGGTGTTCATCTCTACTCTGGGCATTTAGCAATTCCTCTTTCGTTTCAGGTTCTTTCGTTTCTTTCGTTTCTTTCGTTTCGGGTTTGGGTTTGTGTTTGTACAGACGGTTCACCTGATCGACGCCGCTCCAGCCGAGCACCGCGGCGATCCGCTCGGCCAGTTCCATGCTCGGGCGCACCTGGCCGTTCAGGATTCGGCCGAGCCAGGACGGAGCGATACCGAGCGTGCGCGCGATCATCGTCAGGTTCAATTCAGGGAAGGACGGTGACTTCTGACCGCGCGTGCCGGCGTGGCGCCGCGGAGCTAACGCGGATACTTCAGGAGGCGAACCGCTGTTCATTCGATACGAAGGATCGCATATCGTACGTTACAAGTCAAGAAATAAGCCTCAAAAACCGCAAATCCCTACAACACTACTCGGTGTTTCGGAGGTGTTTTCGCGAATACCCCAAAATGTTAAGTTGTTGATTCCATTGAAATGTCCATCCCACCCAAAGTGGAGTATATATAAATCTCCCAAATTCTCTCTATATCTACTTTGGGTGGAATTGGTTTTCGGAACGGCTTTCAGAGCGCTTTACGGATCGGAACGACACGATCATCCTTCGGTGAAATGACCATTCCTTCCGGCGCACGGTTCCAAAGTTCCAGCCATTCGCTGCCGATCGTGTAATGGTAGTTGCCGCGACTGCCGGAACGCCTCACGACATCATGGCAGCAAAGGTCCTCAACAGCATATTCCACACTGCTGTTGCAGGCGTCACGTTTGCACTCTGTTTTGATTGTGGGCATATCGAAGCCGCTAGCCGGCCCGTGGTAAAGCACTTTGAGCACTTTGTACCGTAACGGCGGAATGCAATCGAACGCTGTTTTACGTACGAGCTGAAACGCCTGGAACGGTTCGACACCGATCATGCACAGGCCAAGCTGGAGTTTATCGAGCTGTCCGGCGATCCGCGCGCAGCCTTCCGCGTCGTGGACGGTCGCTATTTGATGAGAACTTCTAACCCGTGTCACTTGCGAGCGGCAACGGGAAGAAAACAAAGCGATGCTATCCACGCATTCGCCGTAATCCTCCCAGTCAATACCGGGAGGAATTTCCGCCGACAACTGCTTTATAAACTCCGCGACCGCTTCGATTAGTGCCTGCCGACGTTCTGTGTATTGTGCGTCGCGGTTGTTCGAGCGCGCTTGCGTAGCCATTTTGCGCTGTTGAAAGAGGTCCGGTTGTGGCAGACGATAAAGTATAAAGCGCGGTCCGGCTGAGTTCATTACGTCGTGGTAGTCGTCGATTACGCTTGTGCAGGCGGCGATCAAACCTACCTTGCCCTGCCAACTGATTGTGCGGGCGCCATCGGTTCCGACCGGACGATCCCAGCGTCCGTCGTGAATTTCACGTAGTGCGGTTAAAAGGGTAGGTCGTAGCTTGTGCTCCATATCGAGAATCGACGTGAAGTCTTTGAATGCCAGGAATCCGCATTCGCCGATTTCGTTCAGCAGCCCGCCCTTTGTGCCAGGTGCCCATTCTTTACGTTTGCTTCCGCTGAGAAGTGCGGCTGGAGTGAGCGTTGATATCCAGTGAACGTTCGGGAGGCCGGCGGTTAGATTTATGAGTTCCGTCTTGCCCGTGCTCGGCCCACCTACGAGCATCGTCCAGAGCGATACGCCTGGTCGCGTATGAACCAAATAGGTGGCGAGCGTCACTAGGAATCCGCCTGGGTCCGGTATAGAATAAATGGATTGCAAGTGCTCTACTAGACCAAGTAGAGTTTTTGAAAGAGGCCAGCTTGTAAAACCTGTGAGACCGTTAACGCGCATGGGGCTATTGCAACACCCCATGCGCACGAATGTCAAAGGTGAACGAACATCGCCACGAGCATTACGGCGAGCGCCAGCAGCCAGCCGGTGATTGCAGCGACGCGCCAGCAGGCGAGTTCCTCCTGTTTGTGGGCGAGTAGCGCGGTGGTTACGTTGCGCACGGATGCGCAGTCGGGACAGCCGGTTAGTACGGTCATTTCGCTTCCTTACTGTAAGTAATCACGATAGCCGGTCCGCTCGTTCGTTGAGGAGGTATCAATCTTCCGTTGTGGTTATCGTGACACTCCCCGTTCGTATAGGTCAGTTGACCCCACGCGGCTTCATCCAGAAAGGATTCCTCGAAGGGAATCTTATCTTTACGCAGCCGTTTCGTGACTTTGCCGTATAGCTTCACGTTGTCGCAAGGGATCAAACATCTTCCGTGCACGGTCATTTCGTTTCCGTTCCTTTCGTTTTCAGTTGAATGTAATCGCCGGCGTTCGCTTCGAGACCGGTTCGCGTGTACCTCTCAGTTGTTTGTACGCTGGCATGACCGAGCGCGTGCTGTATCGTTTCAAGCGGCGCGCCGCCTTCACGCGATAACCGGGCGAACGTTCTGCGCAGATCATGCGGCGCGAGGTCCGGAATACCGATCATTCTTCCTCGCTTGCGCACGATGTCACGGACGGCCGCCGCGGAGAGGGAATCGGTAAGCGTGCGGCCGTCCGTTCGGATCGCTCTAAGCAGCTTCATAGGGACATACCAATATATTGCGAATGGCAACACACATTGTTTTGTGCTCCGCCACCGCATACGCCGCATACGCCGCCGCACGCGCCGCACGCGCCGTATCCGACGCAGCCGCCGCCGCCGCATACGCCGCCGCATCCGCCGCACGCGCCGCCGCAGCCGTCGCCGCCGCCGCATACGCCGCCGCATCCGCCGCACGCGCCGCCGCCGCATACGCCGCCGCATCCGCCGCACGCGCCGCCGCCTTCCTCTTTTTTTCGGTAGGATTTTTCGCCCACCGTTCAGCCGCTTCGATCGCTCGCAACGGTCTTTTTTCATCCGCCGGCACGAACCGCAGCGCTTGCCGCGCGCAGGCGCAAGCGGCTAACACAATTTTCTGTTTTGTGTCGACTTTCGTTCGCGCGGCCCACCATAATAACCAGTCGGCACGTTCGCATTCGTCCCATGCTGCGAGTGGCGAGCGATCACCCGCCCATTCGCGCGCTTCCCTGCAAGCGCCGAGCGCTTCCAGGTGCGCCTGCAAGATCGTTTGTTTCGTTTCGGGTTTCGTTTCTCGTTTCATTGTGCTTCCTTCCATTCAGTTATGAGTTGTGCGGCCCACTCAGGAACCGCGATAGAGCGAATCCGGCCGCCTTTACCGACCAGATTCGTTATGACCATGCGGCCGTGCTCTGTAATGAGTTGTGCGGTTTCGAGACCGCACGCTTCGGACCGGCGTAACCCACAGCCAATGAGCAGGGCGAATACCGCGGCGTCGCGTTTCCCTTGCAGGGTAGAACGATCGCACGTCTCGAACAGTTTTACTACTTGTGCGGTTTCAAGCCAGCGGCCGGCGCGGATACCCTGCGTCTTACGACTCTTGATTGTGCTGATTTGAGCCGCGGTACTTTGCTCAATCCAGCCGAGGTCCGCGCTTTCAATTGCTAATCGCTTCAAGGCGGCGAGCGCTTGGTTACGTACCTGCGCGCTGGCGCCGTTCGTTTCGAGCGATCGTACGTACCGCTTCACGTTCTCTCGATCGAGACGCGAGCGTTCGCACCATGCGAGGTACCGCGCTATGTGGGCGCCGTAGACTCTGCGGGAGGTAGAGGCGAGGCCGGCGAGCGCGGTTGAGACAGCGCGGTCTATCAGGTCGGAACGTTCGGACCGCGCTATCTCGGTTTGTGCAAGTGGTTGCAGGGAGGTCATTCCGCGTCTATCTCGTTTCGTTGCCATACTTCAAACGTGATATAGAACTGGCTCGTTTCCGGAATGCGGAACACGATATGTTCCTTCCCTCGCGCCTGTAGTTCGGCCAGAATCTTTACCGGGTTATCGTTCTGGCCAGGATGAAAGCCGTTCTCATACTGTCCGGGATGTCCGGGATCGCTTAGCAGTGTATAACCATGCTCGGCCGGATTGATGGCGCGAAAACACGCAGCGCTAGAATTATCTTCGATCGATTCGAGATACTCCTCGCGATTGAGACAGTCTAGACAGTACAGCTTGCAGTCGTCCAAGACAGCGTAATACGGCTGATAGCTGTAGCAGTCAGGCGATGTGCGGACGGCTTTACCGCAGTCCTCACACGCATTCCATTCATCATTCCATTCGATTTCGTATCCCGCGCGTTCGAGGATATCCGCAATATCGCGTGGGAAATAGTTCCAGTTAGAAGCCAGGATACCACGGTTGCCATGCGACATCGAGTAACCGGGTTCTGCGTAATCGCTGTACCAGGTAAGGTTCTCAATCTCGGATTCGGCCGTGCGCTTCCAATTCGGCTCGGATGCGCAGAACGGCTCACGACAGAGAGCCGCGCGCATAATGTACTGTACAGATAGTCCGCTC